TTGTGGCAGGGACGATACCTTCGGGCTGCCACGTGACACTATACTCCGTCTAGATTGATTGGATTAGTATCTTCTTTACCCTTCTCTTTTTGTTTTTTAGCTCGATCTACTAACCATTTAGCGTAATCTTTTTCCCATTGATCAGGTTTATATACGCCATCTTTATCTCTGTAACCCATGATTAATACCCTTTCATGAATTTATCACGATCTTTCTGTCTGTTCTTAAGAGCTTTACTTGATTCCTTAACAAGTTTCTTAACACCTGTTACTGTCTCTTTTATTTCTCCTGAAGCCCAGTCATAAGTTTTAGTAATGATGTTTTTATTACTCATAATTTAAAATGTTAAGTTGTCTGATCGTTCTAGTTTAGCTATGACATCCTGTCTATAAGCAGGGTCATTGTCATAACGTTTGTCATTCATAGCAGCAACTAATTCTGCTTGGCTACGGTAGACATCTTTTGTTTGTACTGGTGCTTTACCTGTTACCATTGTTCCTTCTCTTCCATTTGCATCCTCGTATCTAGCTTTCAATCCTGATACTGCTAACTTAATAGCATCAACACTACCAGAATTAATAACCTCATCGAAGGCTTCTACTTCACTCTTGCCTAGATTATCTGATGCCCAGTTAACCATGTTACCATAGGCTTCATCACCACCTGCAAAGTTTTTTACTTCAGTGACGGTGGCATCACTGATATCTCCTGAGTCTCCGAAACCCATGTCTGCTGCTCTCCCTGCTAGGTATGCGTCTACTGTTTGTCTGGATAAACCAGCGCTTTCTAATTGTTGGTAATCAGATTCTGTTATACTTCCTTCATTTTCTTGGAAGTGCTTACTGATTTCCCATGGGTCAACGTTAGCTTCTTGGAATAAGTTACCTAACTTATCACCATAAGCTTGGTTAACACTTTCATAGTTAACTTTACCATCTTCTAAGTAGAAGTTTTCTTCAGAAGCTTCTGTAGTTTCAGTCGTTTCTTCTGATACTTCTTTGGTTTCTGAAACCTCAGTCTTGTTATCTGTTTCGCTACCTTGATTATCTTTCTCTCCAAGTTTTCTTTCGAGTTCTCCATAAGCCTTTTCTAATTCCTCTGCAGACTTATACTTACCAGCAAGAAGAGTTTCCTGCTGGCTTTGTATTTCTTCACCAAGCTTTAGTGAATCCTGCTCCTCTGGAGTCAAGTTTTCTATTGTATCAGCTGTTTCTGTAGAAGGATCTGTGTTTACTGTTAATGTTTCTGCCATTATTCTTCAGGTGGTTGAGGTATAGATTGTTTTAAACCTTCAGCTATTTGATTAGCTTGCTCTTGAGCACCAGGGTTCTTAGATGGATCCATCATAGGAGTACCAGCCAATTGACCTGCTTGATCTACAATTGATGCTTGCATCTGTTGCTGTTGTGCTTGTTGCATATCAGCTTGTAGTTGTTGATCAGTCTTAATTAAGTTAAGAGTATCAATACCTTGAGATGCTGCTAATCTTTTAATTGCTTCAGATGGATTAATATATCTAACTAAAGATTCTGCTCCTAATGTTTGAGCAACAGTAGTGATAAACATTGTTAATGCTTCTCTATCCTGTCCTCTACCTAGAGCATTGATACCAGCTACTATCTTAGGTCGTACTATATCTTTAGGTAACTTAGGTAGCTGACCACTTCTCTGTAGTACTAGCAACGTTCGGTTTAAATATGGTACTAGGAATTCTACTGTGAGCAATGAGAAGAGACCTCCTAACTGTTCATTTAATTCCTGCTGTGTCATCCGCACTTCTTCTGCGGTTGTCCTTTCACTGTGTCTAATATTTAACACAAGGAAAGCATCTAGTATTCTGGATTCTAATTGTTGTGCTGTCTGTGCAGCTGTAGCAAAGTCTGCTGTCTTGCCTACCTGTACTACACCTACATCTTCTGGTCTACCTTGTATGATAGCACCATTACCAGCCTTAGATAATGTTTGAGGTTTAGTTGTGGCTGAAGGAGAGACTAGGAAAATTACCTTAGCTGCTACACTTGAACCTTCAACTAGAGCTTGAGCTAATCCATTAAGACTACGAAGGTCTCCTATGAATTCTTCTACTCTACCTCTACCATAATCTTCACCGTCTACGGTGTTGAATCGAAGAACTAACCAAGGACTAGCGTTCTTAGGTGCTGAACTCTGGCTACCTTCAATGATTTGATCATCTACTTCTTGATACCAGACCCACCTACCGCTGCTAGGATCCTGTTTGACGCATGTGTATACTTCTGCATCGTCTTCATCTGAGCCTTGATTTCTATTAGGTTCATTAGGATATGGTCCTGGCTTAGGCTCTAGTCCCAACACCTTTCTACTAATGAGTTCCTTAGTAACTATTTCTATTACGTTACCGTTACCATCTCTGCTGACAACATATCTTTGTAAGGGGAAATGTTTTAAACCATTCTTACCCATAAAGATTAGAGCATTACCTGATACAATCAGATGTTTTAGTGCTTGATGTACTACTACTCTATCACTAGATGCAGCAATAAAATCCATCACCATTCTTTCTATCTTAGAGAAAGCTAAGTCTAATTCAGTACGGACTTCTGGTTCTACATCTTCACCTAACTTATCATCTCTGACTTGTAGTTTAAAGAATGATGTTTGAGGTGGTAGAAGAGCAAGCATTAACTTAGCAGCTAGTGTAACTACTGCCTTTGCTCCTACTGACTGCCAAGGTTGAGTAAGATGTTTCTTACCACCTTTAACAGTATTATCATGTTGTACTAGGTATGGTAAAGTAAGCTCTGAACATTCTACAGCTTGATCTAGAAACTGTGTTCGTCCTGATGACAGCTGTGAATATCTTTCACTTGCTTTAGACATTTAGTCCTCCTGTACCTGCTGATGCAGTATTTTGTCCTGTGTTAAGAGGTATTCTTAGAGCATCTGTGCCAACTTTCTTAGCGGCAGCTGCTCCTCCTTGTTTGGCAGAGCTTCCATACTCTACTCCAGTTACTTCATCTTCATTAACTAACTTCTTTTTCTCAGGTAGTCTAGATGCTCTCTGCAAATCAGGGTTCCTACCCATAATTGGTGCAGGTGTGGACTGTGGTGTAGGAGCTGGGCTCCCTCCTCCTCCCCAACACATAATTAATTCTCCTCTAGTATTTGTTTTATATATTGTACAACTGATTGTTGACCAGCTTTGTACATGATGGATGGAAGCTCCTCTTTAGGATGGATAGGGCTTGGAGGGAACTTATTCTCCAAGTCCTCAATTAATTTCTCCAGCTTCTCAGTGTGGAGACTAAGCGTACTGGGGTAGATTTGTGTTTGCATGTTCAAAAAATGCTGGCATTCTTGCTGCTTTGGTGTCAGAAAACTCTGGTGCTTTGCCTTCGTACATTAATCTGTCGCTTGCATCCAGCCAGAATTTTTTGTCCAAATATTTGTCGTAGGTATTTGTACCTAGGGGCTGTAGTACCCAGTTAATAGTGGCTTTCCTAAGTTTATCCAAAGAAGGGCTAGCAGATAGACCCAACTCAGCGCATACAAGAGAATTACTTCCGACATGGATCTGCTCGTCCCTTGAGATGTCGGCAGATACAGTGCGAAGAGCAGGATCCCCATTAAACCTAAAGAAAGGGAGTAGAACAAAGAAGATTGCTCTTTCAGCCACGAGAGCTTTGGTAATAGTGTGATCAGGGTGTGCAATCCATGCATCTCTTAACTTTAATGCCTCCGATTCTGCTTGTTTGTCTGCACCATGGGCATCGACTATATACCCCAGGGCAAGATCATGTTTAATCTCGTCTTTAACGTTTGATTCAAGAAGTTCCCTAGCGATAGATGGAACCTCTTTCTCAAGACCTTCTTTAATAAATTCTCCAACTGGTAGCTCCATATGACGAATTGCAAGAGCCCGCTTGATGGTTTCTTCAGCACCTTCTTTTACCTCCCCTTTCGTGGGTTTAACTGGTGTCCAAGTTCTTTTACGTTCTAGTAATTTTTGATAAGGATGTTTTCTCATTATTCTTGACAATCACAGGTTATTGGCTCGTTTCCGAGTATGTCCTGCAAGTAATCATCGACTTCGGCTTTATCTAATGCTGCATACGCATCGCTCTTGTCCTGTACGTCGCCCATTACCTGAAGGCTATAGTAAAGGGAGGTCTGCGGTGATAGCAGCCACTCTTCCACGAATTCATTATCGTATTCTACAACATCACTCCAAGAGTTAAAGCTGTAGCCGTGAAGAAGTCCCGTTCTGTCGAAGAGTATCATCAGTTGGTCTGCTACACGCTTATATGCGTCCCATCCTACTTCCGAGGCGATCTCGACTTCGCCATAGTTATATGTTTGTACTCCAAAGGTGCCGCTGTCACGATCGACAGTGCGAGCTATTGGAGGTGCTATTTCAGGCGTGGCTGTAAAGCCATCCTTATCCTCACTCCTATATGAACAGGAGGCGGTAGGAGCTATAGCAAAAGCTCTCTCCATAAAATTATTTCTAGCAATATAAGCAGCTCCTTCTATAGCTTCCTTAAGATTCCATACTATATCATGAGCTCTTTCATCTTGTACTACTTCTTTATTATTTAATTGTTCTAAAGCTATTCCAAACTGTTCGTATGTCAGACTGTGCCTTCGTAAGAAATTGGCCAATCCAAGCACTCCGAGCCCGACTTGCCTATCTGTCTCCGAGGGTAAGTACTCTCCAGACCCTCCAACACCTGTTCTGCCATGGAGATCGCACAGCTCGGACATACCTTGAGCGAAAGCCTTTTTGAGATCCCGTGAGTCACAGGCTGCGAGATTGCAATGCTGGAGCAAGCATGTTCCTCGTGAGGGCAAGTAAACCTCAAGACACACGTTTCCATAGATTCTTTTTCCGTTGTTATCGTATTTTATTTTGTTGAGCCAGATGTCACCGGACTTAATTCCTTCAAGGATGGCGTCTTTA